ACCGGGGCAGCGGCGGGCGTCGTGGGAACCGTCACCTCGGCCTTGGCGGCGGCCTTGCGGGCACGGGGGGTGGCAGCGGGGGCATTGGTGGTAGCAGTCTCAGTGGGGGCAGCAGCGCTCTTCTTGACCATCTTGTTTGTCTTAGAAATAGTCTTCGTTGCCTCCATTTCTAACGCAGTTGTTATACTACTATGTATTCTGACCTGTTTAAATCACATCTTGTATAGGGCGCTGGCAAATATGAAGCAGTACGGATATGGATTCTTGGAATCCTGAAAAATTGTGAAAAACAGTTTTACAACATCAACATCCGGATTGTTTGAGTCATAGAGTCTATCCAAGACTCTTCGTATCCACACAACATACTTATGGCGTCTAGAACCAGATTTTACATGTTCACATGCCAAAATCTTCATTTCCTTCAAAAATAACGATAGAAGCAGTATATGTTGATGAATGCTCATCGAAGACAATAGTTGTGGATGAATACCTGAAAAGCCGTTTTCATCTAAAATTTGTGAAACCAAAAGCCAGATTTTATCAATATATTCAAATCGAGTGATTAATTTATCATTCTTGTAATGAATTGGATAACCAAACTTTTTGCGTCTATAACATAGTTCTCGCAATCGTCTGCGTGTTTCAATCGTTAATGGTACTCGCGTATATGGATTTTGCGGTTCAATCGATTCTTCCAATATTTTTACAATAGTGCGAACATCAAACCACCACACTTTTCCATTTTCTTCAAAGCTAAAATAATCAAGTGGATACTGCTGTGTTTTATCGTCCATTGTTACAAGTTCTTCATCATTATGGCAGAGAGACCGTTTTAAACATCCCGGACCACATTCTTTAATCCAATTGCGAATCAAGTGTCCTCTCCATACCTTTTGAATTTTTACAACCTTTTCAGGAACTTTATGAACTTCTGCCCATATTCTCGTATTCTTTACCTTTGCGTGTTTTCCGCAAAACAGAAGTCCGCTAAGTGCCTTTGATGGACATCTATCGTCAGATTTCGAATTTTTACAGGATGTACAATTCATTATCTAAAACTGGTTTTATTATCCTGAAAACGGATTTACGTCTAATCAGCCTAGACAGAGTACAACAACAAGAATTAAAATGAACGCTAAGCCTATTTCTATTCGTGATCTGGATATCAATAACGTCACCTTTACGGTGAGTCCGGCTAAGGTTAAGAGTCGTGGTCCTTCGATTTCTCTGAGATACAATGGTCAGAATCTAAACATTCGTCTGCCTCGCGTCGGATTTCCCGGCGGAGTTCTGGTGCGTGACGGTGAGGATGGTAAGACTGCCTATACGCTCATCGCATCTCTCAAGGGTTGCGATTCGTACGGCAAGGAGCGTAGTACCGCTACGGATGAGATGAGCATGTTCTACAATTTCCTGCTCGATCTCGAGGAGCGAATTGTAGCATGGGCGGTCGCAAATAGCAAGGAGCTGTTTGGTCGCGCAAAGAGCGAGGAGGTTGTTCGTGACAACTTCAAGCGCATTCTGGGTCTTTCCCAGGACAAGGTTGATGGCGAGTATGTGCCGAATGGCAAGTATCCGCCGAGCTTCCGTCTTAAGATTCCCGTGTATGACGGCAAGCTTGCGAATGTCAATATCTGGGATGATTCGTTCAATGAGATTTATGCGACGCCCGACTCGCTGGTCTCCATCTTCCCGAAGGGCATCGAGTCGAAGATTGCCGTGAGTGCTTCAATCTATGTCATCAATGGCGCAAGCTTTGGTGTCACGTGGCGTCTTCAGAGTGCTCAGGTGTATCCTCGTGCTCGGATGACTGCTCAGGATATCTTTGGAGATGATGAGGATGCTCCTGAGAGTTCTGCTCAGAATGAGGATGAGGAGTCTCAGGTTCCTGCGACTCCGGAGCGTCCGGCAGAGACTGAGTCGTCTGCTCCTCCTCCGGCTTCGCGTAAGCGTCGGGCTGCGGTGAGCTCGATGTGATAGGTTTCTCATACAGTACAAAATCTTCATCCATAAAAAGAACGGTAAACTGAGATAAATCAAAAACAATAGGAGTTCCGCAAGGGAACTTTTTCAATGATTTTTTACCACATGTTTCACAGCTGTAGAGTTGTGGTAGAGAAATACAATCTTCTGGTGTCATCAAAAATACATTTGAATACAATGCCTTTTCACGAACATCGGATTCTAAACAATCTTGGTATGCTTCATGCGACATTAAAGACCAAACGGTTTCATTTTTTGATTTCCATCTAGGGTCTTGAAATAAAGTTCCAAATGGAGTATCATAGAACCATAATGCCTGAAATACTTCTGGAGCATTCATTTCATGTTCCGCAATTCCAATACGCTTTGAATTCTCATCATATAAAGAATATACAAGTAAGTTTTGACTCACAAATGTAGGATCAAAACTTCCACGATATACATCTTTTCCATCATAACTCCACAGGTCACTTTCATACTCATCATCATGCTCAGAAACATCTATCGATGTATTGCGATACACGAGTCCCTTTCGTAATCTAGAAAACATTATTACTCAAATTTGACAACAATTTTAGAAGTATGACGCGCAAGTGACTTTGTAGCAGAACGGGAAAGTTCATGACGCTTCTTTTCTGTCTTTACATTCTCTTGTAGGCGATGTTCCATATCTGCGTGGATTTCCTCACGATGCTCTTTTAGATAGTCAAGAACTCCATCTGTGATTGCCCATTCAAAAAAGTTCAATTGTCCAACGGTCGTTTCGAGCCCTTGAAACTTAATACGCTTCCAACGGCAGAACGGGTCAAACATCTTTTTGCTATATGCTTTCAGATGTGACTTGTATGACAAATACACAATGATATGTTTCTGCGAAGAGGATGTGTATGAAATATTGTACATCTTCGCATAATTGGTAACAAACCAGTCAATCAAACGCAGAGAAATGTTTGCTTCGCCATTTAAAATAGATTGTACAGTTTCCAAATTTTGCTCGTTTGAATAGAACTTTTCTAACCGATGAAGAACCCACTCTTCTTGTGAACGAATTTCCATTCTTGTGTAATCAAATTAGGTTTACCTGTAAAACGGTTTTATTACACACAATGGAGCCGGCAGATAACAAGAAAATGAAGGTTGAAACACTACTTGAAACATATGGCGTCAGTGACCAGCGAACTGATGCTTGGCATATGAAACGCGGCGAGATGTTGACTGCTTCGGATATTTATAAGGCATTGCCAGATGCGACACCGTCACAGCGTCATGAACTTATTATGTCAAAGTTGATTCCTAGAATTCCAACGGAAGGAGCAGGACCGCGTGCTCTCGTATGGGGAACACGATTTGAACCTGTCGCAAAAGAGATTTATATGAAGGAAAATGAAGGCGTTCAAATCGTAGACACAACATGTGTAAAGCATCCTAGTGTTTCATTTCTTGGAGCATCTCCGGATGGTATTCTTATTACAGAAGACCATACCGACCCACAATATGGAAAGCTTGTGGAATTCAAGTGTCCTATTTCAAGAGTGTTTAATGATTCGACACCAATTCCAGTGCCATATTACCACCAAATGCAGTTACAGATGGAATGTACGGAAATGGAGCAATGTGAATACATTGAAATGAAGTTTCTGGATTTGAGCTATTCGGAATGGGTTAACAAAACTGCGGTGTATAAGGGTTGGTTTGCTGTTTATGAGGATGAAATTACTGTAAAGTATCATTCTCTAAATGATAGTCGTGATTTGCCAACTTGGAAGCGAGAAGAAGGAGTAAATACCGATGCGTGGACGATGGTATATTGGGCACTTGATATGAAACGAACAGCGCATGTTCTTCATCAATCCGATTGGCTTGAAAAGAATCTTTCAAGCATTCAGTCTGTTTGGGATGAAGTGGTAAAGCATCGTGAAGCAGGAACAGTACCTGACCATCCAAAGGAAAAGACCATTTTAACACTGTAATGTTTAGTACAGTAAGATGGTAAAAATTGGCCTGAATATGATAGTAAAAAATGAAGCGCATATTATTCGAGAATCGCTGTCATGTACACTACCTTTAATTGACACATATGTTATTGTAGATACCGGATCCACGGATGATACAATAAAAATTATTAAAGATTTTTACAATGAAAAGGGTATTGAAGGTCATGTCTATGAACGACCTTGGAAGAACTTTGGCCATAATAGGTCAGAAGCTCTAAAACTATGCGATGGAAAGATGGATTATTGTTTGATTATAGACGCAGATGACCTTATGAATTTTCCAAAGAATGGAAAGGAAATCTTAAAGAAACTTCTTGAATCTGAATCTCCAAACAGCGTAGACCTTCGAATTCATGAGGGTGGAATTAAATACTCTCGTGGACAAATCTTTAAGGCAAACGATAACTGGGGATATGTCGGAGTTCTTCACGAATATGCTTCAAACAAGAAACCAAACAATAAAAGTGTTCGTTTGCCAGAGGAGTTTTATATGACAAGCCGTCGTTTGGGAGGTCGAAATCTAACTGGTGATAAGCAGAAGAAGGATATTCAAGTTCTTGAACAGGGAATTAAAGATGAACCTGACAATGACCGATATATGTATTATCTTGCGCAATCATATTTGGACTATGGAGATGTAGATAATGCGTTGAAATGGTATAAGAAACGATTTAAGATTGGACGATGGTACGAGGAAGCATTTCACGCAGCGTATAATGTTGGAAAGTGTTATTTGCGAAAGGGAGATATTATTAAGTTTGAAGAGTGGATGCAGAAAGCGCACAGATATCATCCAAAACGAGCAGAACCAATCTATGAATTGGCATCCTTTTTTCGAAAGGCCGCACAGTTTTACAAGGCCTATCACTATATTCAAATTGGCCGCCAAATTCCCTACCCCAAAGATGATGTGTTATTCGTAGAACAGTTTCCACATACGGGAGGATTTGATTATGAGGCTAGTATTGTAGAATATTATACTCATTCGGATAAGAAAGTTGGTCTTCGTTCATCGGTTCAGTATCTGTTGAAACGAGGCGATTTTTCAGAAAATGTTATTTCAAATATGAAATTTTATATTACCGCAATTCCGAATGAAACCAAAAAATTAAACATTCCATCAGTATTTGGCGATGACTTTCGACCGTCCGCAGTCTCGTGTATTAAGTATCCATTTGCGAATGTTCGATTCGTAAATTATTTAGTTCCTACGGATAGTCAATATAGAACAAAAGATGGAAGCCCTATTCAGACAAAAAACGCATATGTGAATTTGGATACCGGAGAATGTGTTGCGATTATGAAGGAT